AAATGTAGTGGATCCTGGGTTCGGCTGGAGCTACACTGAATTTATTTCTACCTCAAGGATCAGGGCCTCACATGAAATGAACAGTATGCCTCAGTTCATTATGATGGTATCAGAGAATCTGGAGACTCTAGGGTCGCTACAAGAAGATGTTGATATAGATTCTATCCAGAATCTGGTCGAACCTATTAAGTGGTGTCTACTAGCTCATCTCAGTGACACTGAAGAATTTGCAGCAGTTACTAGCAACTTCAGATACTATTATTTTTCACTATTCACTGGATTTCGGAATTGTAAGAATGAAGCTGACAGGCTAGCTGAGAAGTTGCCTAATTGTGTGAGGGATCCATTATTGTTATTAGCCTTGAAACGCCTCATAAATGAGCATGAATCGCTAGACTCAGAGACATTATCTCAGGAAACTTCTGTGCTGTCTCACAGGAAGATTGCTGAAGACACTGCTAAAGACGCAACAGAGGATCATGAGCATGACAAATTGCCTAATGTGAACACTCCATTTGGGTTTCCAATTGTTAATGCGCGCAGCTTTTTGAAAGCGGCATATTCTGGGATCTACCACAACAAGGATGAAGCTGAGAAAGGACCCGCTGCTAAGCAAATAACTTCTAAGCTCGGTAAACAAAATCATCATATGGACAAGATTTTAATCAGTGGCGATAGCCCAGACAAATGGGATAAACATCTTGATCCGGAATTAGGGATTTATGAGTTTAATGCTAGAGCAATCATCCTAGGTGCGGATCTATTGAAATCAAAACTCTTGCATCAAAGAGGAATCAGCATGAATGACTATAGAGCAGGAGAGGGATTCGATGATTGGATCGAGAAAACAATAGTTGAGCCCACTTTACTGAGGTCAACATATGACATTCTTGCATCCACAAAGTCCTCATATGTGGATAATGGTGAGGTGAGCGTCAGCAAGTATCATGACCAAAGTGGAAGTCGGAAATGTGAATATGAGGATGATGAAGGAAATGATATCATAGTTGGTGAGACGATAAAATGCTTGGAGGCAGTTATTGAATTGAGGCAAAAGGGTGTCGCTAAAGGGATGTCGCCATCTGACGATTTATATGAACTCTTCACGGCATTCGAAGAAGAAGGCTCAAAATTTACTGTGAAGATTTTCAAGAAAAACCAGCTGACTGGAGTGAGAGAAATCTATATACTGACAATACTTGGTAGAATCCTACAACGAGTTCTAGAGGACTTAGCTAGGTCAATTTGTAATGAGATCCATGAGGAGAAGCTGACAGGCCCAGAGACGAAGGATGGTTTCATATCTGAGCATAAATCTAAGAGGAGTCAATCTGATGAGCCGAAGAAGAGCATAACTCTCAATGGTAGTGGTGACAAGACTCAATGGGCAAACTATCTTCAGGCAAAGTCAGTCACACTACCCTTGTTCAGACTGTTGCCCAAGAAATATCATCCCGCGGTAGCCCATATAGGTAACGCGAATACCAAGAAGGAGATAGAGATTCCAGCGGCTCTCATGGAATCAATTATAGATCATCCTATGACTGACTTGGAAGATCCAACACTGAACGAGATAAAGAACGCTGTGCTGAACAAGAATGTGAAGTCAAGCTTGGCCTCTTATGATTCGAGTAGGCTTAAGTGTATGGGAAACACAATGCAAGGCATATTCCATTACTTGTCTTCTTTATTGCACTTGTGCGCCCTATGCTTACTAGAACAGATGGTGAGGATCACAGTAGCTGAAATGAATTATGAGAGCATCATGTCATTCGAAGTATCTTCAGATGATAAAGGATTTATGGTTTCAGTGCTAATTTCTGAAGATGAGAATGTGAATCTCCTACGATTGATCTTGAAAGTATCAAAGAAGATAAGCCAGTTTGAGAAGATAATTGATGCTTGCTTCGGTATAAGGGATTCAAAGTTAAAATCAGTCACATCAATCAGTGTGTCCTTTGAATTCAACAGTGTTTTCTATTTCGGTAACTCAATTAGCACGCCAATTGCTAAATTCACTGCTAGATGCTGTGATGATTCCGTGCAGTCATCGCTTCATCAAAGAGTAAGCTCAATGTATTCCAGTGTGAGGCAGATAAGGGATAATGGCGGTTCAGGGATCTTGTGCTCAATTGCTACAATGTGTCAGCACATAGTCATGAAAACGAACCTTGGGTTTCTAAGGTATGGATGGTTCGATGAAGTTGCCAATAGGACATATGAGTCGATTCCTATATCACACCTTGGGTATAGGAAAATATGCAATCCATTCACTGCAGGGCTCGCAATGGCAGATTTTGAAAACCAAAAGGTCATCAGCAAAATGAATCTTGGTAATATGTATTCTCTCGTGCTTCGGCAGGATCTTGATAACGATGAAATGTCGGAAAGAGTTCTGAAGTTGAATCAAGCGTTGTGGTCAGATGTTCAGCATAAGCAGATGCTAATGAGACTGGGTCTCACTCAGCATGAGGTCACCGCCGAAGAGGCTCTACTAATTCTGAGTAGACCATCTTCTCCTGAGGATATTGATAAGAAGTTGGAGCTAAAGGCATGCTCAAGCAGTTTATCTAGGTCATTCGTTCAATGTCAGAGGTCAGATTTACAGAGAGCAGGAATGTACTTACTGTGGCATAAGGCTTTTAAGTGGGATAATGAAATGATATGCTATAGAGATCTAGTAAAGAATCTACTTGATATGCCCAGATCTGGGTATGAGATGAGAGAGGAGTATCTGAGTTTTCAGGGATTGGAGCGATCACAAAGATTCTATAGTCTGAGATCTAGGAGGCTGAGATTATTACCGAGATATTTGAAACCACTGGTTAGTAATGCTTATGTAAGAGAAGATGTTGAGCAATATATTCGGAACATATGGCTAGGAGAGGATAGGGACATGGAGATTCACATAGTTGAACAGATACGAAATGAATGCACATGGATAACTGACACGTCTGATGAATTCTTCGAAATTTATGATCCAGAAATGCTTCACAGATTCATCAACTCAATATCGACTAGGAGGAGCAGAGTAAAGCTATTGTGCAGAGGATCATTGTATGCAACCAATCCAATTGGAACCATGTACCGCGATAACACTTGTGCTGATGCTATCTGCCGACTTACACCCAACACAGAGGGATCCAGATTGATAGAAGAGACAGAAAGGATGGTGAAGTTAGCGGCAGCTAGAGTCTCTAGATGGTGTGATGTTCTTGGGATGACAG